TGCTCTCCCTCAGAAGTAAATGCGGCGCCGTCTCCTACTTTAGAAAATAAAACAGTTTGACCAGTTGGTTTATTTGGGATTAAATACCAACCAGCAATAGTGATAGATGGCCGGGCACCCTGGTCGTACGGAAAGTGGATCTTATAATAACTACTATTTCCTTCTTCTAAAAGAGAAGTGTATAGAACGTCTTGGTATGGAGAATCTTCTGCTGAGCGTACACTATATGCTATAGCATCATCATTTAAAAGGCTGCTTTTTGATAAATTTGGTATGTCTAAATTAGTAAAAGAGGCCTGGTTACTGTTAAAATTATAATAATTTTTTAATTTATCACTATTTAAATAGCTTCCAAAATTTTCTCTTAAATTATAAGATAGTTTTAGTTTATAATTTTTTCTCATCTTAAAAAACCGCCGTAAGCTATAGAATCTATCCCAAATTCAGAATCTTCATATGCATAGCCTCTAGCTGTTGCTTCAGCATTTACATGACTGCGATCATCAGCAGATGCAGTAATTCTATTCAAGAGATAATTTCGTATATTATGTTGTTTGACATTACTAAATATTTTTGAGTTGATAGTTTCATCTATAAAAGGGTCTATTGAAGAATTGTCGTCTACAGTATATGGGTATTCGTGGGTAATATATTCTGTAAACCCTTCAAATATTCTCTTATCTACCACAAAACCAAAAGGAGGGTTAAAAGCTTTTGAGCTTCTTAAAAATGTGTCGTCTGCCAGAGATCTTCTATTGTATGGTTCTATCATAGAACTTCCAGCCAGTTCCCCTTTGATACCAGTAGGTTCAGGGTCAAAATCATCGCCAACAAAAGTGCTAGTTCCAACAGCCGGGCCTCTAATAGCAAATGGCTCTATTAATCCATTGTAGTCATATGGGTCGACCGCAGAAGGGTCCTCTAAGACTACAGGCCAGGAAATATTAAGTGGGGTTAACATAAATACAACTGGATCTAATTCATCTTTATCACAAAATGGCTCTGACGATAAAGGATCTAAATCTGATATACCGTATGTTCCATTAGATTTGTCGAAAGTCCAAACATCATAAGCTTTTCCGGTATCATCAGAAAGCGAAAAAGAAGCATTTCCAGAAGCTTTTTCAGCAGTGATTAAACCACCAATAATAGAGTCATCAAAAAAGTATTCATCTGATATATTTCTGACTCCATAAGAAGCACTAAAATATAATTTATTAAACCCTCTTCCAGCAGATGGAGAAATTCTGCCATTCCATCTATGTTCAGTAACATTTATTCCCTGGACATAAGGAGCTGATTCGCTTAAAGCTGGAATTACTGACATTCTAATTTTTGAAGAATCAAATGGTTCTGGATCTGACATTAAAACCTCTTAAGCCTGGCTGTTAATAATGCAATTAGTAAATCATTACTAATCTCTCTTCTATCTGAAGCTGGAAGATATATGTTATTATTGATATTTCTAAACTTTGATCTTTCTAGAAAATGAGATTCTATAACAAAATTTATACCTAAATATTTAGTTGTAGATGGTATTAGCCTATCTATAAAAACTGAAAGTGAATCGTCAAACCACTTATAAAACATAAAAAGGTTTCTATAATTTACTTTTCCATCCAGCCTTTGGAAATAAACTTCTCTTAATGACCTGAGTTTTGGATAGTCTGATGCAAATTGAAGCTCTGGATTTCCAATAGCATTATCTAGCCAGTCTAAACCAGCTAAAATGTTTACTATATCTTCATTTATAGCTTGAGCAACAGATACTTCGATACTAAATCTTGGATCGTCTAGTGTTGGTTGCCCTGGTTGGATTTGCCTAACTGGAGATTTAAGTGTGTTAAACTCTAAAGCATTTATATCTTTTTGAAATCCTAAAACTCTTACTTTATTGTCTGAATGTCGTTGATCAAAATTAGGATCTAAAATAGAATAAGAAAAAAGCTCTGGTTTTATTACTTGTTTAGATGATAAAAATCCAGATCCAGTAAGATGAAAATTGTTTTGGGAAAAATCAAATATAGATATTTGTCCAGAAGAATTAGACTGAGTAACAACTTGATCAGTGCTAGCGTCTATTCTTAGTTTTTCCCAAGATCCAGAAGAGTTTTTAACAAAGTTAAAGTTTAAGTTTGGATCTTCTACCCCAAGGCTTTTAAAGTTTCTCGTATGCTCTTTAGATTCTTTAACGCTTAAAGCTTTAGACCAAAATCTAACTGCTGATATTCTTGCTTTTATATCTATTGTTCTAGCGTCAGAGTCGGTAATCACAGCAGAAGAGTTTAAGAATTTATTTCCTGACGTGGTAACAGTGTCGTCTGTTCCTCCTCGGCCGATTTGAAAATATGATCCTGAAGCGTTAAAAGTATCTAGCCCTTGAGAAAATAAGTCTGTATCTCTAGGGCCTAAATAAACTATTGAAGAAGTTTGGTAAAATTTCGAAATTTCTCCAGAATCATTTGATTTTCCAGCATGAATAAAATATGAAGCAGTTGTAAAAGACCCTGTGCTAGAGCCTATTGATCTGCCAATAGATAAGTGCCATTTGTCTTTATCAAAGATATTAACTCCTGTTAATATCAAGTTTAAAGATGGAGCATCATCACGATGGGACGGTCTTGCATAAAGTCTTATCGATCCAGTTTGGTGCATTTTAGAACCGGTTCCAAAAGCTACTAAATTTGCTATTAATGCTCCTGGCCCAGAAGAAGCCACCCCAGAAGATCCTGTCGTAAACATTCTAACTAAACTTTGTGTTAATGGAACGTCAGACTTAAAGATGTCACTAAATTCATAAACTCCCTCAAAAGACCAAGAGCCACTAGTAAATTGGCCGTCGCTGCGAGAAGGATTAACTTGATTAGATGCATATGGCCAACCTGGTTCTACTCTAGAAGAAGATAAGTAGGGAGAAATTATTTTGTTTGCACTTGAAGTCATATAAAGCATAGAAGCAACTTCAGTTCTTCTTATTCTAGCATCGCTAGTTGTTACTGTTCTGGATCCACCAAACTCTCTAAACCTAAACATCTTATCTGGATTTATTCCAGCTGCCCTCATGAGAGATTTTATTCCGTCAACTGTTCCTTTACTTTGAATTATGTAGTTTAAGTTTGTTAAAATTCTTCTCCATATTTCAGTTTGAACTTTTAAAAGCGATTGCTGGCTTACTCCTGGGCGGTCATCTAAATTTTCACCAAGTAGATACTGGGAAAAAGAAGCATTGGAAAAATTACTTGGTAGTTGAAATCCGTAATAGTGACTAAAAAATGGAAGCATCCAATCAGAAATAGAACTATTTTCATCATATCCTACAGTTAGCAAGTTTCCAAAATGGTCTACAAATAATTTTATTTCATCAAAGAATTTTGCCCAAGTGAATAAAAGAGATGCAATAAGCTGTGGTTGCCCTATTCTACCACCACCCGGAAAATCTGGATTAAAAGCATAGTCATCTCCTGTTCCAGCGTATATATCTTCGAACCCTTCAATAACATTAGATTCTAAAAGATAATGTGCTGGAACCAAATTAGTTATTAAGTTTGGATTATTATTGTCATATTGAGATGCAGACGCTAACAGTTTTTGGTTTAAAGTTACTAAAGATGGATAACTTGGAAATAATACTATATTTCTTTCAGTAGTTTCTAAGCTTACAGGAGACTTTCCACTTCTGTTTTCTCTTGATGATATTTTAAAATTGGTAACTGTTGAGTGTAAAGAGTTGCCAGAACTATCTAAAACTACAGAGTTATTTGTGAAAGAGCCGGATGGTTCATTAAACTTATAGTATATTTTTAAATCTTCAGAAGGATCTGGATTTTTTAGATAATCGTCTCTTATTTTTTTTCTATCTCTTGCAGAGTGATATATTCTAAAATCGTCAATAGAAGCACTTAGCGTTACTTTTGGAGAAACTGGTAATGTGCTTAAAGAACCAAGAGAGTGTTGTGAACCGGAACCAATTAAAAGAGCGGAAGAAGAAAAATCTAGATTACCAAATGTTGCTGATCTTTGAGATTGCGCAACTAAAGATCCACTTTTGAATATTTGTAATCTTGATAGGCCGGTTGATTGCCTATTAAAGTTTGCAGTTATATGAGTAAATTCATTTTTAGGAAATTCATAGCTAGCAGAAAGCACGTTAGATCCACTTGAAGCTAAAAATAATAAATTAGCTTTTTCGATAGATGCTGACTGAGATAAAAATATAGAAAAGCCATGATTATTAGAAGATAGCTTTTGAGATACTACTTGTACATCGTTTATTTGGCTTGGTACATTGATCCAAAATTGAAAAGCAAAAGATTTATTTTTTGGATCTAAAACATTTTTTCCAGACCTATCTTTAGATAAAGCTGGATAAAGAGAACCAGCTTGATCAGTCACTTTTATATAACTACCCTTATTTGGAGTTTTTTCGCTTTCTAAAGTTCCAGAAAACAATAGATATCCTCTATAGTTTGGAAATCTATTTAAAACATATTTCTCATACCCACTTAAAGTATCAATATAGTCTTGAACTTCTTGGTTTGAACCATCAAAGGGATAAAAGTTAATTATAGTATCAAAAGCTACGTTTACTTTTGATTCTGCAGAGTTAAAAAACGTGTGATTTGAAAACTGCGACCAATCAATAGGAATTTGTTGAGTAGATTTTAAAGGGCTTCCTGGATCATCAAAAATATAAGAATTGCTAGAAGTAGAATAAGAACCAGAAAAACTTTTTTCTGTATACTCCACTACTGCGCCAGACCCATCGGCTAATCTCTCTATAACCGATGGAGTAAATAAGCTGCCACCTGAAAAATCAGCCATTATACCACCTTAAATCTTCCTGAAGCTTCTTTGTAGATTCTATTCTCTGCATAGTCTTTTACTAATAAATCAAAGCAATAAATTTTCCCTTTTGGTAGATTAACCATTTTAAAGAAAAAATTCATTCCATTAGAATCTGACGAAAGTTTAGTTGATTCATTCTCAGTATCAAATGGAATGACAACCGTGTTAGTAGCAACTTCTCTAACTCTATAAAAAATGTTTGATAGCGCAATGCTTTCTTTATCTCTAGGTATTTTATAAACTTTTTCTTCTTGAGAAAAGTCTTCTGCAAAAACTGATAAAAATACGTCATCTTCTGAATTATATTCAGTTTCTAAATTTATGAATCTAAAAAGAATATCTGATGGCTGTCTAGCAAAAGAAGTCACTCTGGAAGGTTTTACTTCTAAAGAACCAGTGTGAAAAGCAACATTTTGATCATCAGATAACCAGTATGTATTAAATGTAACTGAGCCACTCTTCAATATTAAATCTTTTATTTTTTCTTTAGAATCATTTACATTGCTGTTTTCAAATTCTGATACCGAAAAAGATGCTGAATATAAACCAGCAATACCTGTAGAATCTGTTCCAGCGGTGTGTTGAGAAGCTGAGAAATTAAGAGTATAATCTTGAACTTGAAGCTTTAAATGCATACATTCACTACCCTTGATTTCTGTTGCAGCCGTGCCAGACACAAAATTGCTTGGCACACCTCTTACATAGTTTCTTAAAAATATTGACCCGCTTTCATTGAAAACAAAATCTTTATGATGGTCAGTTATTGAGTCGCTCCATTTTAAAACTAGCTGTGGCGTTTTTAGTGTATTTGATGAATGCCGGCTTGCGAATCTCTTAACAAATCTAGTCTTATCATCAGTTGCATCTGAGCCTGAGAAAAATATCCTAAACCCGTAATTGGTTATGTTTCCTGCGAGAGAAGAACTAACGAACTTTGTAACGTCTATTTCTAGATCTTCATTTCCATCTTTAAAATGTTGTGATCCACCAAAATCAATTGTGGTCCCTGCAATGGTTCCAGAGGTAATATAGTCTATGTTTGTAGAATTTAGCAGACCAGCTGATGAAGCACCCTCAGAATTCCAAGCGGTGACTGTGTTATTAGTTATAGAGGCTGTTACGTAATTTGCGGTGTCTAGATCTCCAAAAGCCGAAACGTCTCTACCATAACCTTCATCAAAAGACATTGAGAGCGGGTATGCTACTAAATTAAAATTAGATGGAGTAGCTTGACCACCAAGAATATCAAACATTTTTATTGTTGCTTTAAAATTGCTTGAGTTTAAATCCAAGCTAGAGGCTGTCAAGCTTTGAGCTGTATCTAAGTTAAACTTAATAAGTGCACGGGAAGACTCTCTAACAGAGCCAGTTATTTTAGTAGAACCAGATAAAAATGTAGACTCTTCATATAGCTTAAATAAGTCTATAGTCCCCGCTCTTCCAACATTAGCATCTTTTGCTCTATAATCATTATCAATAATTTTGTTTGTGATATAAGTGTCTTTACTTGCTGTTAAAATTAAAATCATAGCTACTCCGCACTGCCTATTATATCTGAATCTGGATATTTTAATTCAAATATCCCGCCAGGCGGACCTATGACTAAACCTTTATATAAGTTACTAGCTATGTCAAATTCATAATCAGAATATTCTCTATTTTCAAAAGTTCCAGATCTATTATCTAAAGATAAAGACACTAAAGATAAGACTCCTTCCGTATTTATAATTGCATTTATGACATCTGCTTCTATTAACGGCTGATCTATTTGATAGTATTTTATGTTTGTAACATTTTTTATAGCTGAAATTGCATTAGCTAAAACTGTGCCTTTATTAGATCCTGGGGTACAAACTATACTAAAGTTTATTGCATAATTTACAACTGTAGAATCTAAAATGTCTATAGCATCTGATATCATTCTAAACTCATTCAAGTATGTTCTCATGTTTTTCTTTAAAGCGTCTGGAGCCAAAACTAAATTTTTGTTCATATCTTGGCAAATTAAATAAAGCTCTGTAGTTAAAGGATTTTCCGGGTTTTTTCTAATACCCGCTCTATAAACTCTTCCAAAAGATGGAGGTAAAGTGTAAACTCTAGAAAGCAAATCTTGAACTGTAACAATTCTCATTTGCTGGTTTCTAGCAGCTGGTATTAATCTCTTTAAATCTTCCAAACTCATTGCATTAGCTCCACCAGACGCTGGGCTTGCATTTTTAATATCTAGAGATTTAATAATCGAGTTTTGAACTGTATCAGTGGGTGCTTGAGGAAACATTATTTGTAGAGAAGTAATAGATCTTATTGAGTCTGAACTTACATTATGATTTATCCCTCCACCATATCTATATTGAACTGATATTACAGTGTTTATTGGAGAAACTCCTAAAGTTTGAGTTTTTAGCAAACTATTTGGATCGATTGAAAATTTTGAAAATGTTTTCTTTCCATAGAGTGGTAAAGCTAAATCGCTAGGGTCTGCTATAATATCATCATCTGTTGAAGAAGCATCTCCAGATCCAAACTGAATCGTTGTTAGTCTATTAGTAAAATTAACTGACCTAACATATCGGCGAGGTGCAGATATTATTTCCATATTAGCGCTTACTAAATCTTTATCATTATCGCTATTTTTAATTTTTTTAAAAACTGTATCTTGTGCTAGAGATTCTACTTCATAATATTCATTATTTTCAGAATCTTTAACTTTTAAAATTTCTGTTACATCTGATCTAGATAATGTAATCTTTCTAAAAGGAACTAAAGCATTTGCTATAGTGTATGTATCTGTTCTTATTGCCCCAGAAACACATTCAGCGTCTTTATAAATTATATAAGCAGATGGATTACCACTAGAGTCTTGGGCAGACACCGTATAATCACAAGTTAGTTGGTTATCAGAATTTCTTTCATTAAAATCTAAATCATCAAAAAGAGTAAATTTAATCCCACTGGAAGAATTTAATTCTGTTTCAGCTTTTATAATTGGAAACGTTGAGGTGTCTGGTGTATATTCTCCAGCAGAATCTACTAATGCTGGAACTTCTATATAAAAAGTTACTACAGCTATAGATGCAGCGGCGCCTGCAACTTTTATGCCAGCATTTTTAGCATGGTTTTCTATATTTTTAGTTTCTATAGCTGTTGACGGATTTAATTCATTAAATTGGTGATCTAAATAATAATTTAAAGTATCCCCAACATAAGCTGCTAGCTCGACAAACATCCCACCTAAACTAGGTTCAGAAAAATCTTTAATTTGGTCTGAAAAATAATTTCTAGCATAAGTAACTAAATCCGATCTTAAAGAGTCGAAATCTTTAGAAACATATGTTTTAGAATTTTTTTTGCTTACTGTCTTTTTTACTACTGTTGCCATTTATTAACCTGCAGAATATAACACGACTTCTATTGCTTGAGGGCCAGTCTTAGCTAAGGGTACAGTATAACCAACCCTAATAGATATTTTAGACATACCATCTGGCTGGTCAGTGTCTCGTTCAATTTTTGGCTGGAATGTTGATAATGTAACAAATGGCATATATTTTGCCACAGTTGTCTTAATTCTTTTAACAGCTTCTGTGTCAAACGTTTCAGTGCCTAGCTCCATTGTTAACTCTAATAAATTAGCGCCGAAGTCATAATGGCCAATTCTTTCTCCATGATTTGTTAATAGCAGATTTTTTAAATTATCTGCTATTTGTTTTGAAAGATCATAGTTCATGACGAATAGTCCACCATCCGGGCCGGCAAGAGATAAAGGAGTTTTTATACCGATTGGCAACTTAACAGAATCGCTTTCAATCCTTCGATTTTCACGATAAGTACTTAAATTTTCACCAACAGATTGAAAGTCGTATATTTTTAAATTTTGATTCTGAGCAGCCATTATCTTATCCTAGCTTATCTAAATATCTATCATACAAATTTATGTGAAAACATTTAAACACTACGTTAGAGTTCCAGTGCCTGGTCCTGTAGTAGCACCGGATTGAGCTGCTGGAGAACCAGCAGTAGCTACTGGTTGTCCGGGGTCTGTTATTACTAAAGCCTGAGTTGCATATTCGTGAATAGCTTCTGAAAGTTCTGCAGCTAAGGCAGCTATAATATTTCCTGGCGAAGCACCGTCTAGCTCACCATTGCTTTTCACATTTTCAAAAGCGGTTTTAATAGCTAATTCTAGTCCTGGTTTTGCTGCTGATAATGGCATTGTTTTCTCCTATTCTCCAAATATTCTTTCTGATTTTACGGTTGCAATGTCAGGTTTATGGGTTGCTTCTATTGCAGATTTTAAAGCAGTGGCAGCATCATTTAATTGAATCGATGGAGCTCCATAACCCGGGGTGGTGTGTGTCAATACTTTGTCACAAAATGCTGACATTTCATCCATAAAAGCTGACCACAGATTTTCTAAATCTTGATATTTTACGTAAGGTTGAGATTCTCCAGCGCCTGGGCCGCCACCTGCTCCGCCATCAGTTGTCGATCTTCCTAAGTAGATCTTATTACCGCTAATTTGTATAGTTCCATCTGGAAGTAAAACGACAGTAGCCAAATCGTCACTAGTACTACCCTGCTTGACAATTCTTATACTACCATTGATAGAATTTTCATTATCTTTTCTAGCTATTATTCTAACTTCGTCTGATTTAAGTACTACATATGGAGAATCATCTACATCTTCTATAGAAGAATCTATACCAGTAGCCATTGTTTGAGACTCTTGGCTAATTCCAAAGTTTTTATCTCCATTTGTTTTCATAGAAATATACGCTCTAGAAGAATCTCTTGTTAAGTCTGGATCTCCTTCTGGCGGATAAAGAGATAGATCATTTGCTTCAGGGTTTTTATCGTTCTCTATATAAGAAACCCCGTCTAATCTTTCATTAGCAATTAATCTAGGAGCTGTTTCAGAAGGATTTTCACCAATTGAAGATTTTGTAGTTTCTGTGCTTGGAAGAAATCTACCACGACCCGCAACAAGATCTATAGTTCCACAAAAATCTTTGCTTTCTGATTTTACTGCATTGCTATTTTCAGCGCTAGTTGCACTTTCACCATAAACCCAGCCTCTATCTTCTCCTAAAATAATTGCAGTATTATTAGAGCCTTGCAAAACAGTATCGCCTGGACGCTTAGTCAGTCTAGGGACTATTTCAGGCTGAAAATCTGAATAAGACTCTGAATTTGAAACTAGAACGTCATATGAATTGTCTTGTTCTTCAAAAGGTAATTCTTTTACATCTCCCTCTGTTCTTAAGCTTACATCACTAGCACTCTTATCATCTCCATTTGGAAATGTTGGAATAGTATTTTCATTAGTCGTGGACTGGGCTTCTAATTTTTCGCTTGTTGAAAGTTCAGATTTAGTAATATTTTTTCTATCTGAATGTGTATAGTTGACATCATCAACAAAGTTTGACTCTGGAATTCTACAAAGCCAGTATGGCATTTTTGATAAGCTTGCAGAATCTTCAGCCATTATCCAAACTTGTTCTCCTGGTTTAGCAGGAAAACAAAAATGAGGCGGAAAAAATGGATAAGCCACTACTGGTCCAGACTGTTTATCAGCTCCATTTGACACAATTCTAATTATGCAGGAATTTCTTGGAGCTCCGAGTAACATATCAGGATTTGCAACTTTTTTTAGTTGTTCTTCTTCTGAAAGCTCTACTCCTTCTACAATCCCGTATTTTTCTTGTAAAGACGCGTCTGTGTATTTAGAAGGATCGTTTAGAAATTCTACTATGACACCCTTATATAGAGATTTTGAACCGCCAGAACCTCCACCCGAGCTGCTTTGAGTATCTGTCCCTGGAGTAGATCCTTTATTAATAACGTTTGTCATTTAATCACCGCCAATTTTCGAAAATATATCCTCAGGGTCGATTTTTGTCGCATTTTCTTCTGCTTTAGATAATAACTCTGCAAGTTTTATCAACTGTTCGTTAGATTTATTCATTCTTTCCAAGTATTTATTTAAGATTGGACCAACAGAAATATGCTCTGAAGCTGTATTTGACATACTAGTATAAGCTTCACTAAATAGTATAAAAGCATTTTCTCTATCAGATATAGAATTTTCGTATATTTCTTTCCATAGAGATTTTTTCTTATCTTCTAAAGAGTCTATTGAATCTAGCAATTCAGAAAACTGCTTGACTTTTTCTTTAGTTTTTTCTATCCGTTCTAAAATTTTATTACTTGACATTTTTTACCTAAAACATTAACATGTCTTTTTTAATTTGTCTATAGTGTCTTCTTATGTTAGACATAGATGAAGATAGCTGTTTTGAGTTTAAGCCACTAATCTCTCTAACATATACAAATATAGCTCTTTTATTTAAAAACTCTAGTTGATCTAGCATTTCAAATACTTTAATTATAGCGTTTATACAAGAAACATCGTTTGGTTTTTCTACTTTAGACTTAATTTGAATTAAAATATCAGTTATTTCTTGTTTCTGCTCTGCAGATATCATTACGTCATCTGGCGATTGGGCTATTTGATAATTAGCCACAGCCATTTTATCTTCTGGAGAAAGTGCTTCTGAATTGCTAATACTTACGTGACTAAAAACTCTTTTTTTAGTTCTTCTAGAGTTTAATATTAACCAATTTTTTGCAACTACGTTAAAGTAGGAAAAAGCTTTTGTCCCTTTACTATCGTCAAATTTTGGTAAAGTTTCATAGCAAAAAGATATACAATCATTTTTTAAAGATTCAAAATGTTGAAATTTAGAAAATCCATATATTAGTATTAAATTTTCAACTAGTTTATCAAAAGCTGGCATTATTCTTTCTTGATAAATTTTATGTTTTTCTGAATTTATTTCTGTTTTTTGCCATTCATTAATTGCAGCTTGAGTCTCCATTGTGAAATATAGATTTCTATTTTTTCCTTTAGATCTTCTAATTATTTTTCTTTTTTTAACTTTTGCCATTTATTCCTTTTGAACCTCCACTAATTCATTAGCGGCCACCAACAAAGAGTCACGGCAGTTTTTTATATCTTCTATAACTTGCTTTACTTGAGGGCTGTCATAAAAAATGGGTATTTCTAAAACTTTTGATATACTGTGGTATCTTTCATCCAAAACATCTAGTGAGTTTTCTATAGACTCTATTAAGTTTAAAATTAACATACCATGCTTAACATTAAAATAAATAGATATTAAAAACAAAATAGACAATATTGCACAAATAGCTGCTAGTACTATCTCTAAAGAAGTCATTTCCATGTACCTAATAATTTTGAATAGATTTCTGAAATTGCTTTTTGAGAGTATTTTTCTCTTATTGTTCCTTGTAGTTTCTCTGCCCACTCATTTGGCTTTTGAGAAGCTTTATAAAATTTTCTAACTTTTCTCTTATAATCTTTTTCATCTACTTCAGCCCAACGTGTTCCTGGTATAAAAATAGAGTTATCTACCCTAGATTCGTGTATAGGCTCAAGCTTATAATCGAAAGATATAAATTTTCCATTCTTTAAAAAGTCTAAATGGCCGGACCAGTTTGTCGCCAAAACTGGAAGTCCGCACGCTGCCGCTTCTAGAAGCGGTAATCCATATCCTTCGCCACGAGTAGCTGAAACTAGACCTTTTATTTTTTCATTTTGATAAACGCTTTGAATCTCTTCAGGTTCTAAAGCTCCGTGTAATATGTAAACTTTTGGATACGGACCTTGGCGGACTTCATGGACTAATTGGTTTATCATTGCAAAAGTTGCTTTTCTATCTTTAGTAGTATTTTGTCCGCTGTTTGTTTTTATTACTATTCCAACATCTTCATCTTCAGCAAATTCTTCAAATAACCATTTTAATGCAAAAAATGTATTTTTTCTATCTGAAAAGGGGTTACTACCTGTTAATTGGCCAAAAATTAAAAAATTAAAATCTGTTTTTAGATCTAAATCTAATTTAATTTCATTACTGCTATCTTCCATACATTCATAGAAAGATTCAGGTATTACAATTATCTCTACTTTTATATCTCCTGAAGCTTCCAAAACTTTTTTGGTATGTAAAGATGGAACAACCACCTTGTCCATTTTATTACACGCAGCGACCCAATCTGGATTGCATTTGTCTGTTTCTACTGCAGCTGTAATTCCTACATTATATTTTGCTAAATCCGGGTCCCATTCATTAGGCAGTTGAATTTGAAAAGAAGCGTCTGCTTTAAGTTGAGAATCTAAGTTAGAGCTTACCATTATTCTTCCAATCAAACCATTAAGCTTTTCTGAGTTTATATACCATGGAGTCGCTCCCCATGGAGTTATATGGGCACTTATATTTGCATCTAAACTTTCTAGCCAGTTGAATATCTGCCTTGAGTGCGTACCATATCCAGATATGCTAAGTAGCGGGCCTCTAATTATAACATTTTTCTTCATCATATTTCCAAAACCTTCCATCTTTCGTATCTACTTTCCCAATTTTCAATAGTTTCAATCATAGATTCATGCCATAAATCTATAGTTTTTCCATAAGAAAATTCTGAACGTACATAATTTTTGCATTTTTGGCCTAAATCAATTCTTTCTTGCTTATCCATAGAATAAATTTTATAAATAGCATCAGCTATTTTTTCAACGCTACAATAATCTTCGTATATATAAGGAACCTGCTGAGAGCCTACTAGAGTTTTAAAATCTATATCAAGAGCAACACCATTATGAGATCCGTCTCTATGGTCTACAACTTGTCTTGTTTGTCCGCCAGTTTTAGGAGCAATAATAGGAGTTCCAGTCTGCATAGCTTCAAGTGTAGAAAGACCAAAGCCTTCGGCATAAGAAATATTAATCGTACAGTCAGCAATATTATGCAAGGTATTAATTTTTTCAAAAGATATTCTGTCGGTTGAAAAAACAATGCTATCATTTAACCCATATCTATGTGCTATTGCTGTTAAATTTGGACCTTCAAGATCATGGGGATCAGTATGTAATAGAAGTTTAGCGTCTGATTTTCCTTCAGCTTTAATCTTTTCTATAAAAATTTGCCAAGCAGCAAGTAAATCCGCCGGTCTTTTTCTTCTAGCGTTTCTATTCATCCAAAATAAAATAAAGTCATCTTTGTTTTGTGGTCCAAGTACTTGCATTCTAGACATTAACTTTTGTTGAAAATTCATTTCATAAAATAAACTTTCAGGTAAAGCATGAGGAATAAAATTTGTTTTTTCAGGAAAATGTTCATGAACCATTTCATATGTCATATAAGAATGACAATTTATTGTATCTGTTGCTTCATAAAAAGTTGAATTATAATCTGGATATGGATAGTTATCCCAAACATGCCACCAAACAACTGGGCAAACTTGATGAAGTTCATCTTCCATAGCAAATAGCCATTCAAAAAATCTAGGGTCAGTAAATATAAAAATTAAATCAGGCTTTTCAATAGCTAGAGTTTGCCTTATCATACCAGGATTACCGAATCCATCAGTTGGCTTAATGATAAAATCAGGGTTTACTTGAACCACATCATAGTTATCATGCTTAATAGCTGCTCCGAACTGTCTAAAAGACCAATGCCCGGGATACTTAGAAAGAAGACCATTTATTAAATGCCTAGTTTGAGTACCAACTCCCGAAGTACTTAAAGCATGGTCCGATAAAACCAGAACTTTTTTCTTTTTCATTTACTCTCCTAACAATTTTATAGTAAACAATTTAGGCAGGTTTTAAACCTGCCCATAAATAAAGAAATCAGAATTTAAAAATCATTTTATTTAACGACAGTATTCTGTACCTTTATATTCACAGAACAAACACGAATCTCGATTTTTCAAATATAACCCTCTTTTTACGGAAGTAATCATACTTTTAATAAGTTTTTGTACTTTCTCTTCCATTTTTGGGCCGGATGAAATGGCTATAAGATCACATATCTTTCCAGGTTTGGCGCCTCGCTTAAGCAAAACAAAGCCACATTTTATATCTCTAATAGCGACATTATTTTTATTTCTCCAAAACATTTTATAAGAAGAAATTTGAGCTTGCGTTAAGAATTCGCTTTTTTTAGTCCAATACCAGCCGCCAGCTCCAGCTGTTTTCCAGTCCAAAACCCAAAGTACACGTTTGCCCTTGGGTCCATCGCATTCTATAACAGCGTCAATAAAGCCTTTATATTTTATTTCATGACCAGAAATATCTTCATAAAGCATTTCTTCTGCTGATATTTTTTTCCAGTTTGGAAAATTTTCTTGCATAAACTCTGGAAAATCATTTAAAGAGTTTTTAGCCCATTGAATCCATTCGTCTATATAAACATGAGGCTTTGGTTTCCAGCCATTTTTTTCTCTAAAATCTGCTTGAGCTTTTATATACTCAGTTGAATCA